ATGAGTTCGAGGGTGGCGGCGTCGAGGACATCGTGGACGACATCGAGGAGGACGTCGACCGGCTGAAAGACGAGCTGGGCGACGAGGACGAAGAGGACGAGGGTCCCCTGCCGCCCACGCCCATCGAGACGCAGGGCCCTCCACCCCAGTTCGCCGCCAGGCGCCGTCGCCAGTCTTCCCGCCGCACTGCCGGGGATGACGAAGACGACGATTCCGATGACGATGACGACGAAGACGACGACAAGGACAAAGACGACAACAAGCCGCCGTGGCTCAAAGACAAGGAATCCGCCCGGCGCCCGGCTCGTCGACCTGTGAAGTCGGCCTCGTCAGGAAATAAGAAGAGAAAGGGCACGCAGAAAGGAACCCAGACCGTGGGAGCACCTCGACTGTCTGAGCGCGGCAGGGTGGCGACGACTGGTCGTCGTCAGCACCGCCGCACGGCCGACGACAGCGGCCACACTGATGGTGGGCCTTACGGCGAGAACGATCTGGGTGAGCAAGCCGAGACTTTCATTCCGTCGGTGTACGGCGAGGGCGACGGCGTTCCACCGGCCGAGGCGGTGGCCGCACCGACCGGCGATGAGTCCAAGGCCCCCAACTCCGAGAACAACCTGGTGGCCCGCATCCAGGCGAAGAGCCGCAGCCTGCAGGCCGATATCGACACCTACAACCGGATAACGGCAGGCCAGAGGCGGGGCGGGGAGATTCCGGAGAGCTTCAAGAAAAACATCAAGCGCAAAGGCGAAGACGGCGAAGAGAAGGAGGCTCGTCGTCGCTACGCCGAAGGTGTCGAGCAGCCCACCGTTACCAATCCCGAGCTGTCGGGTACTGACGACCAGAGCCTGCGCGGCGACGACTTCCAGGACGTGGGTCTGTCTCCCACCGAGACGCAGCCCAAGGACGCCAGTCGTCACTGGTTCGCCCAGTTCAACAACTGGCTGACCCAGGTGACCGGCCAGCCGTGGAATGCGCACGGCGCCGGAACCCTCACCCGGGCGGCCGCGCGCTGGTCTAAGGGGGCGGGCGTCCCGCTGGACGCGTTGTTCCCCACCCTGCAAACCGCCTTGCGTCAAGCACAAAAGGTTGAAGCAAGGAGTAACACTATGCGTCGACAGGCCGACGAGAAGCTGGAAGTCGCAGCTCCGGACGATCGTGTTGACGTAGAGAGGCCGGTCTCGGATGAGACCGACGCCGATGCCCAGGCAAGTCAATTCGACTTGGGGGACTTCGCCAACAACGCCGGTGATGATGTAGCGGATCCGGACATGAGCGTCGACTCTCAGATCTGGGCCCCGGGTGAGGGTGCGGCAGCTGCCGGTGGCAGTAATCGCGAATCATCCCGGGAGAAGTTCGCAGACGGGCTCACGGCGCTGCGGTGCGCTGAGGCCTATGTTCGCTGCGGACTGGCCCCCTTCCAAGCACGGTTCAAGCTGGCGAGTTGGTTGCAGACCATTCGCCACTCCACCGTGGAGGACCGGGCCAACCTGCTCGACGCGGTCTATAAGGCCAACGTACGAGCCTTCGCCGCAGCCAGGGTGCCCGCCGGATCGACACGCGGGGCTCAACGAGGCACTGTCCCCCCGGGCTTCGGCTCGGGCCATCGGGTTGCGTCAACCGAGCGAGAGAGTGCCCTGGACCCCAAGTTCGACGCGATGATGTGGCTGGGCTAAGGGCCCGGTCCTGAGTTCTCTGAGAGGAGGCGAACCCTATGTTGCGGGTAACAATCAACAACCCGGCGCAACAGCGAACCCTGATGCCCAAGTACGCACAAACGCAAGCGACTGCCTACGCGGGCTTCCTGGACCCTAACTGGCCGCGCACGTATGACATCTACCCAGGAAGTGTGATGAAGCTCCTCCACGACGAGGTCTTCACGCTCTGGGACGGCAACGGTCAGCCTTTCGGTCTGTCCAGCCTGTTCGTCGCACCCAGTCTGGGTATCGACGAGGTGCTGGCGACCGGGGGCAACGAGTTCACCGTGTGGCAGCTCGATCCGCAGGGCCTGTTCGAGGTTCTGGCCCCGGCGTTCGACCAGCAGGCAACGTGGGCCTCACCACAGCACGGTGGTGTCCAGCTGCTGACCGCTACCACCAGCTCGGTGGTGCTGCCCAACGGCATCACGCAGCCCCCGGGTGTGCTGACGCCGACCGGCGCCAACAACTCCAACTCCATCGCCAGCCTGGTGTCGGTGGTGTCCACGTCCAAGATCCTCATCAGCGGTCGTCGTAACTTCTTCGCGACGAGCGTGGCGCTGGGGACCGGAAGCTAAGGAGGGAGACCATGGGACTTCCAGCTCTTGTTGCTCACGGCTCCGGCCTAGAGCGTTTCGGTTCCGCTCGCTCATCGGACGAGTTCGTGGTCCAGATGGGCCAGTTGCAGCAGCGTCTGGGCGGCCGCAAGTTGTCCATGCGCGAAAAGCAGGTCCGGATGGCTCATATGCTGCGGGATGCCAACAATGGCATGCTGCGGCTCGGCCAATCGATGATCGGCCCCATTCAGCTGCAATTGCGGTACCAGGGTATTTTGCGCAACGTATTGTTAGAAGATACGTTAACACCCGGCGTACCAATTCAATACGACATTCTTGACCAGCTCGGCCAGGCATATGTTCTCCATGGCGCGGAAGGTGAAATCCGGATAACGCCGTTCGAGGGCAAGCGCGTTGAGGTTCAATTATTCCGAATTGCGACGTTCCCCATTATTCGCAAGGAGGACCTGTACTTCCTTCGGGCAAATCTGGTCGAATACCAACAAGACTTTTCCAAGCAGGCGATTATGCGCCAGGAGGATGGTCGGTTGGTATCCCTGGTCGAGACGGCCGCCGCACAGTACCGGCTCGTCGACTCCTCAGCCACGCCGGTGACCGGCAGCCTTCCCAATGAGATCTCGGTGGCCGGGGACATCCTGGCACCCGACGACCTGTACAACGCGGTGACCTTCACCGACCAGCGCATGCTCGACTCGACGCGCCTTCTGGTGAATCCAAAAGAATATCGCGATTTTTATAGGTGGGATATCAACACGACGGGCTGGGCCTTTAAGGACAGCGTTGTCGCGGGCGAGCGAATCGTTCAATTCGGCGAATTCCAAATCGGCAAGTCGATCATCATTCCGATCGGCACCACGTACCTGACTCCGGATCCGGAATTTCTTGGAGTATTTCCGGTCATGTACAGCCTGGACGTCGAGGAGAATAACCTCGTCCAACAGTTCCATAAAGGCTGGGTCATGGACGAATTGGTTGGACTTGCCATATTGAACCCCCGGGGCATCATAATTCTCCGGAAGCAATAAGTCCAGCAATTCGTTCTGCGAATTCCAATGCGGAACAATAGAGCTAAGAGGTCCCGGGGCGATCCCCCGGGACTTCTTTCTCAAGGTAGGCGAGGGCACGTCGAACACCCTCGACGGTGTCCCCGAGTAGACCGAGGGCCCGGTTATGCTGCTGGCACAGAACGCCACGAATGACCTTGGTGACGTGGCAATGGTCAGGCACCAGGTCCTCAGTGTTGCCGCAGATCTCGCACGCCTTCCCTTCGAGAAACGCGTCTCTCTCCGAGGCGGTGAGTCCGAAGTCCCGTTTCTTGTTGGCTCTGCGGCTTCTCGCAACGGTGCTGCAGGTGGGACGCATGTGCCCGCTGGACTGCTTCCTGTAGACGGCGGGTACCCAGCCGCACGAACGGCATCTGACCATCTTGGCGTGAGTGCTGTGGGATTCGATGACATGGACAGCTCTCCCGTTGACCGGCATGCGGTGATTATTGCAATGGCCCACGCCGTCCAGGTGCTGGCAGCGGGCACCGCCGTCGAGACCAAGCCGGTGAACATCTTCCCCGGCCGCAACCCCGGGCCCTGGATGACCATGGGGGACGAGGGCCTCAGTGATGACGTCGGGGAGATGTTCGTCCAGAATCCCCGGTGGGTCACCAAGCTGAAGGGTCCCGGGTGGGCGTCGGGTGTTCCCCAAGACACCGGCCCCGAGGACCAGGCCGAGCGGATCTGGCGCCAGGTCAAGTACAGCCCCGGCGAGGGCCGGTTCTATCACCCCGACACCGGCGAGGACGTCGGTGAGCCCGAGTGGGGGCATTTCCGGTCCGACCGCAGACTGTTCGTTTCGGCGATAGCCCAGGCCCTGGTGGTGCTGGCGCGGGGCACCAAGGTGCGCGAGAAGATCGACTTGGAACACCTCATCGGCAACACGATGGACCACTACCGCAATGCCACGCCGGATCAGCAGACCGAGGGCCGATGGTGGTATCGGGGCGCACACGAGGCCACCAAAGACCTGTCCAACAAGACCATCCACGACTTCCCCCGAGCGGCTGGCATCATGGCCGGGCTGTCCCCGCATGAGGAGTGGGGCAACAACCTGCAGAACGGGATGCACTTTCTGCTCAACTACCGGCCCGAGAACAAATACGACTGGCAGCAGAGCTACATCCACCCCAAGGTGCACCAGCAGTGGATGGCCGAGAACGGCCACGAACCCAAGACCGCCGAGGAGATGGAGCGCTACGCCGATGCCCACGGCCAGGTGATGCCGGAGATGGCCGACCCGAACATCCGCGAGGAGTGGCTCAACGGGCTGGCGCACACCGGCGTCGACACCCAGCTGGCGCGGATGACGCGCGCGGTGGCACAGGCCCGCAAGAAGAAAGTCAAGTCCACCGGCTTGCCAGGCGAGTTCAATCCGCAGACGCCGATTGGATCCGCCGGGCTGCCGACCATCGGCGGCAACGTGGAACGCTCCAAGGCCATCTTCAACGCGCCGCGCGATCAGTGGCAGCAGCATCTGAGCGGGCCCAAGATCAACAGCTTCTACAACAAC